AATACTCAAGTCTTTTACAAGATACCTAGTAGTAGAACCAGACTCAGAAATCCATACGCTACAAGTTACTGCTGCTGCTGTAATGTTGGCTAATCTACATCCAACAATCGCATCATCAGAATTAGCAGTCAAAATCGTTGTTGCTGAATTTGTAATCTGCTGACCTGTTCGTTCAAAATCCTGTGCCATTTTTTTCCTCCGTTAGAGAGCTATCGCCATCGCTGTTGCGAAACCTTTTGAAGCTCCATTAGTTATTTTACTTACATCTATTGCATTTACAGCTAATGTTATTGTGCCTGATGTTGTAATTGGCGTACCACCTACTGTAAATTCTGATGACCCACTATCTGCAACTGCAACGGAACTAACTGTTCCTGTATATTGAGGTTGCACTTGTGAAAATGTAATATTTACTGCACCTATACTACCAGAATTATCTGTTGTACATAAGTAAATTTTATCTGCGTTTGTTGTTCCCTCTTGAACAATAACTAATTGTCCTGCTAATTCTGCAACTGTATTAAAATCTGGATCTCTTGAAGCTGCACCACTTGCTGGAACAACATAAATACCATTTTCAGTTTGATCCGTTTGATCTTTAACTAAAACCTTATCATCGGTAGCTAAAGTAATTCCGTCTAATGTATCTCCATTTTCTAGGGCATTAGATAAATTAACATTTGCTGTAGTTGCTACTCTTGTAATAATTCTTGATTTTAAACCAGCTACTAAATCATCTACATAACTTTTAGTCGTTACGTCAGAAGCACCAGAAGGTGTACCCATTCCTGTAATTGTACCCCCTGTAATCGCTATACTATTAGCTGCTTGTGTTGCAACCGAACCTAATCCTAAAGAGGTTCTGGCAGTTGCTCCTGTTTCGGCAACCCAATTAGAACCTGATCCGACAATAAAATTACTATCTGTTGTTGCTAATCCTGCAATGTCTGCAAGTCCTGCATCATACGCTTGAACATCTGAACCGATTGCTAAACCTAAATTCGTTCTTGCAGAAGAAGCTGAAGCCACATCGTTTAAATTATTTGCTTTAACATTCTTTGCGTCTAGTTGAGTTTGTATATCTGCACTTACACCATCTAAATATCCTAATTCTGTAGAAGTAACATCTGAAACCGCAACTTTACCTGAACTATTAGAAATTAAAGCTCTTGATGCTGTTAAGTCTGAAGAAACAATAGTAGTTGCTGCTCCAGTTATGGTAGCTGCTTTAGCATCTAACTGTGTTTGAATATTTGAACTAACTGTATTTAAGTATTGAAATTCTGTTGTTGATACTGTTCCATCACCAATTTTTGTAGCTGCAATTCCTGTTGGAATAGAATCATTAGTTTTAGATAATGCTGCAATATAAACTGTAGTAATCGCTTCACTTGAAAGTGAGCCACTATCCCAAGTTACATTGACTGTAGTATTTGTTGAAAATGATGAACTTGCAATCGTTCCATAAATTGTTCCTGGAGTCGGTGCAGTTAATTTAATTCTTCTTCCTGCATGATAAACAGAAGTAACATCCACACCTGCAATCGTAAATGAAGTTGAACTTGCATAAGCATACGTTACACTTGCATCGCCATCTCCATATTCAACCCATTGCGAATCATTAAACCAATCTCTAGTATTTTTCATTAATGCTCTTAAAGCATTATTCAAATTACTAGGTAACATTCCTTCGCCAACATTAATGGTATTTAAGGAAGTATTATTAGCTTGGGTTGTTGAGTAATCTTTTATATTTGTTGTCATTTTTTATTCTATAAACCAAGAAAACACTTTTGGGTTTTCATCATTGTTTTTGTTTATTAATGTATTAGCAGCTTCTTCAATTTGCCTTTGGAAATATTCTTGTTGTTCCATAGCATATCTTACATTATCAATATTAACATTATCAGCCATTATCTTTGTCCTCCTCTACTTGCTACAAAATCAACACCTTGTGCATGAGTCCAAGTTGATCCTGCTGCTATTTTAACATTTGCTCTAACATATCTTCCTGATTGTCTTACTGGAACTGAACCGCTGGTAACCATTGAACTATAAGAAGATGTGGTAGCGTCATCTGCTAATCGTTCCCTTGTTGTAATTGCAACAGTAGCTGTTGTATCTACAATGGGTCTGACTTCCGTTATATCTGATCTTAAACCAGGAAACAACTCAATTTCGGAAGTTTCTATTTCTGAATCATTTGTATTACCAGAAAAAATAGCCGCTTTATAGTCGCCATCTATGGCTCCTAAATATAATTGTCCTCCATCCCAAAACGAAGTATCTAAAGCAATATTTATATCATCTAAATTTGAAGATATTAAATCCATCATTTCAACAGTATAAGCTCCAACGAATTGAGTAAAAATAGCACTTGCGTTTGCTTTAGCAAAAGACCATTTTTCCGTAACATAATTATAAACTAATAATTTATCACATATTCCAGTTGTATTCGCTTCATTATCCCCACTAGGATATAGCCAAATAGCTAAAGTATTAAAAGGGTCAACGGCTGCTACAATTCTATCAGTATATGCTTTATCTAAATCTATATCAAAAAAACGATTTACTTTTTCTGCACCAATAGGTTTAATTTGATCTCCATTTACTTCAAAGAAACCATCGTCTGCATAAAAGAAAACTCTACGATTATCTTGGCAAACTGTTTTTCCATAAACCGCACCTCTATTAGGTGATACTACGGAAAATCTAAATACTGTTGCTCCGCCCACATAGTCCATACGAACTATTTCATTTTGTCTAAAAATATAACCATATTCCCCAGACGTAATCGCTACAATTTGTCCGCCTGATCCTGGTAAGTCTTGATAGTCGGCTTGTTTTGATCCTGCTGTCCAAGTGGTAATATCATTAATCCCTGACCATTGAACTCTATTACGATTTGATGTTTGATTACCTGTTACTAAAAAATCCCTAACCACTCCTGATGTTCTAAAAACAGGGGGTGTACCATCTGTTGCAATAGCTGAAAGATTAGCAAAATTAGTAGAAGTTCCCATTAAATAATATTGAGGTGCATCTACTCCATTACTAACAATAATATAATCTCCAAATTGGGTGAAAGTAAAAAAATCTGTATCGCCTCCAGTTAAGCTGGATTTTCTTGAAGTAAAAGCTCCTGAAGCTAATTGAAAAATATCTGTTTTAGTTGCAGCAAAGTTATAACTGGTATTATTAGTTGATCTGAATGAACCAGCTCCTTTGGAATTTTTACTAATATTACCCACCGTACCTCCTCCTGTAGAAGCACTATAAGCTACTAAAGACGGAAAAGGTTTATAACTTCTAGCAGCATAATAAACATTCTTGGCTACATTCGCACCTGGATTCATAAATTTAGGTTGGTCTGGTAACCATTCTCCAAAAGGTAATTGCATTTATATTTCCTTATTCATTATTACTAACAACCACTTTTCCTTGTGTGGCAAAATTTCCTGCTACTGTTACATCGGATCTAGTTTGTAAAGGTGATCCACTCCATTGATCTTCTTTATCGTTTCGTTCAATTCGTTCTAAACCAGTTGAATAAAGTTGTAGCCAATTTTGTAATTTGCTTGGTTCAATACCACCTAAAAAATTAGCAGCATGATAAAGTGAACCATATAAATAAACACCAGGATGATTCGTTAAAATATAATTAGTTGCCGTACTTCCTGATAAAGCGTCAATCGCTTTGTAATAATTAAGGGTTGCTGTGTATGTTGCGTCAGGAGATGGAGCAAATCTAAAGTTATCTCCTAGTATCGTATAAACTGTAGGTCTGCCAGAAGTAGAACCGCCTTTTACTTGATCCATTTGAGTTGGAGCCATATAAGTTAAGGAGTATTTTTCTGCTCCTGAAGATATATAAAAATCTCTTACTTGTAAAAATCCTGTGGGAACGGCTACTGTTTCAGCCGTAATAGAATAATCAGTTTTAGAATTAAGCATTGCTTTAATTCTTAATTTAGCATTATATTCTGATTCAACTAATTTGATAAAATCGTCTGATATTTCTGTTGTTAGGTCAGAACGATTTAACCAATTTGCGATTGCTGATTTTAATTCTGTGTAAGTTGATAATGCCATTAAATTTTACCTTCTGAAGTTCTAAAATATTTATATTCGTTACTATTTAATTTTTTTCTTAAAATTTTTTTTTGTTCATCTTTAGACAAACCCCACCAATTATTTTGTCCAGTTTCTTCTTTAGACCAAATTTGTAAAGCTAATATAGGAATAGATGCTACTCTTTTAAAACTTTTATCTTTGGTGTAGCCATCGTTTAAATTAAGAAGTGCTTTATTATGTTTTAGGTGAGGGTCAATATTCATTTTTTCTAATACAGCTATTTTTTTTTCTGTATTATCACCAATAATAGTGGTTTGTTTTAAACCATCATTTTGAATATCTCTCATCTTCCTTGTCCTCTATAGCGTTTTTTACGACTGCCTTTGTTTGGTCTTTTTGCATGACGACCTTTTCTTTTTTTTGTAGTTCGCTTAACATAATTGTTTACACCCCATTTCGGAGCTTTACCCATTATGACATTTCAGTAACGTAGCAATCACCAGAGCCAATCGCAGCAAATTTCACACCTTGTTCAGGCACTTTAAGTATTTCTACTGTTCCAGCAGGAATATATAAATCCGCAGCGGTTGCAGTTGGTGATGCAGCAAATTTAATATTCATCGCAGCACTTGCTACCACTCTAACGAATACTGTGTCTGCATTAAATGCAGTTGATGATGCAGCACTAGATCCACTTGGTGAAACTTTGTGCGTTGTTCCTGGAGCTAATCCATAATTATAAGCCATGTTTTTTTTCTCCTATTAATAAATTTATGAGGGTGGAAAAACCGCTAGGTCAGAGCCACCCCCAAGTCTTGTTATACTATCTTCTTATAACGATTGTAAAGTCGGCAGTATGTGTATTCGTTGAAGCACCATTTGTCGTCAACGTAATATATCCTCCCTCAGATACAGTATTAGCTCCTGTTGGTTCGCAACTATCAATATCTCCTGTTGCTGAACCTGAGTAAGCTATTGTTATAGTTCCATCAGTCATAGCAGTAGAACCTACTTTTGCTGTAATAACAGCATCAGCAGTTGCTATTGTTCCACCTAAAACTGAATAGATTTTAATTACTCTCCCACCGTCAGGAACAGGGACATATACTGAACCAGCAGTTGATACGTCACTCATTTTGACAGTTAAGAAATAATCGTTAAGTGTTCTCATGTTTTTATCCTCATTGTTCCGCCCTTAATCTAATCTCAGAGCTTCAATGTTAATATGAGGTGAAGGGGAGCAGATATAAATAGATTACTCCCCTCACACCGTTAAGATTATGATGTAGTTACGTCTGTAACCATACCACTTGATGCTTCGTTCTTCGCTTCAAGAGTATATTCAACTACAAGGAATCTCTGATCTGCGTCAGCAGTTTGTGCAGGATTCTGTAATTTGAAATCTCTCAAGAAAGATACAGCCCAAAAGTCCATATCAAGCAATAATACATCTTGTCCTCTTTTAGCAGCAGTTGCGTTAGTTTTTCTTATCCAACGGTTAGGTATTACCTGCATAGAGCCAAAATCAGATTCGTAAACATCAATAGAAGTCATAAGTCTTTTATCTTCTGCTTTGTCAAATCTAGTTGCTCCGCCTGTGAAGAAAGATAGCTTTTGCTTGTTGAAACCATTAAGCATGATCACATTAGGGTTTCCACCGCTATCCCAAGTAGTTTTTAGAGTTGATCTCAATAGAGTTTCTGTGAAAGCTCTTTGAGTTCCGTCTGTTCTAGCAGCTCCACCACCTGCACCAGATCCACCTGTACCAGCATCAACATTAGTTGAAATCCAAGTTTGGACTCCGCCTAAAGTTCTAGTTGGTGAACCAGATGTTCCAGCCGCAGCAGCAGTATTTGATAAAAGAGCATTTTCCATATCTCTTTTAAGTTCTTTAGCCGCTTTTGCTACTTGATAAGCTAACTCAGTATTTCTACCAGCTAAATTCACAGCATCATCTGTTGCAGATACTTGAACCGCTTTTGAAGAAATTTGAGTATAGTTTGTTAGTTTAGTTGAGCTGGATAGTGTTCCATAAGATATAGAAGCACCCTCAGCTTTTGCGTTTGCAGCTACCGCAGACAAACTATCTGTTTGCCATTGGTGGCTTGTGTTAGTAGCTTTATTTTTACCAACACCGCTCATAAAAGGAGTCTCAGTCGGACTTATATTGTAAATAATGTCCGCAAGATCTTCTCTTATTCCAGTTGTATCATAAGTTGTTAATACAGCCATGTTGTTTCCTCCTTAAAGGGTTAGTTGTTATATAAATTTAGACAACAACTCTGCCGCATCTCTAGGATTACCGCTTCGTTGAAGTCGTTTAATTTTCTCCAACCTGTTTTGACTGATTTTATCCTCTTTAGATTCTTTTATGCCAGACTTAATAACCTTAGATGGTTTGACTTTCTTACTCACTAAAGTTGGTTTCAACTTTTCGTTATTTTGATGTGTCATCGCATCCATAATTACATCAAACATTCTAGAGTCATA